GATAACTCTATAAGAGTGCGGGATGCCTTTGGGGAGAATGAAGGCTCTTTAAGATCCATATCCTGTAACTGTTCCACGAATCGGATAACGGCCTCGTGGAGATGTCTTCTCATTTTTTTCTGATAACAGGTATTCTCTATTGCCTGCCTAGTGGCCAGTTTTCTATTTGGGACTTGGAGCCTGAAAGATAGAAATCTTTCACCTAGAACAGCGTGGAGACGGCGGAGTACATCGATAATGGAAGTGCATCCTATTATGATACCGTAAGAAGACTTATACCCCACCTTTCCTATGTTTCCAAATGAACCTATGTATTCCCCATCAAAGGATGCCCTCCACGCCGAGAACAGAACTTCCCTCATATCGCGTGGCATAGAGAGGATGGGTGAAAAATCTTTTATGATGAGAACTTTCTTATTGAGTTCGGGGAGGATTGAGGGATCTCGAGACCCGCCTCTAAAGCCCGAGATTATGGAAGTTGGTCTTATCATATCGAGGTAATAGGTAAATGGTAATCTGAAGGCTCGGAGTATCTCGGACTTAACTCCTCCTGATGGACCTACTAAATATCCCCAAACAGGGGTGGTTTGATGTTGAATGGACATAATGATTGACGCCACATAATCGATAACCTGTATATCCTCTTCAGCAATGAATAACCATTCTTGAAACTCCCGTTTGAGTCGAAGAAGAGGATTCACTTCCCTTCCTTTCAGGGGGGAAGGGAGAGGGAAGGAGGACATAGATCAAAGCCCTCCTTCCCTTCCCTGAACCCTTGTTCCAGGAATCAGAGGATCCGAGGAGGGGGATTATCTGCGGGCCTTGGCTTTCTTCTTCTTCTTGGTGGCCTTATCTTCCTCTTCCTCTTCCTCTTCCTCTTCCTCTTCCTCTTCCTCTTCCTCTTCCTCTTCCTCTTCCTCTTCCTCACCTTCCTCCTTTTCACCTTCCTCTTCCTCTTCCTCCTCCTCCTCCTCCTCCTCCTCCTCTTCATCGTCGTCATCCGCATTGGATTTCTTGCCCTTGTCCTTACCCTTGGGCTTATCCTCTTCCTCTTCCTCTTCCTCCTCGCCTTCCTCGAGGATTTCACCGAAGTAGACGTTGGTGAACTCACCCTTGGTACGGATCTGGACTTCAAGAGCCATACCGATGGCTTTCTTCAGACGGAGGGGAAGTTTTTCGAGGTTGGAAGGAATCTCGATCTCAAGGGCTTCGAGGGCTCCCTGGAACCATGCCATGTTGTCCTCGGTCTCGAGACCATCGTATTTGTAGATCTTGTTGCCCTCTTCGGGGCCATTGAGAACGACGAGGCCCCAGGCGACTTGGAGACGGCCGGAGGATTGGGAGACTCCAACCTCCGCTGATTCGATCCGGCACTGATAGGTTCCATCGGGAACCGGAGCCCTGCCATGCCGGGGTTCCACGTCTTTCCACTTCTTCTGGAGTTTGGTGAGTGCTTTCGCGACGTTGGACATTGTGCATCCTTTCTTCTTTAACGACGTTGGTGCCTCATAGAGGCAACGACTGGAATTTTGATTTGGAGATCTTCTTCTTGGGATTGGTCTATCGCATCATTTCCTCCTCGGAGGACATGAACCTTGTCCCTCTTATCGTGACAGGAAGGGCACAGTCTAATTCTCTTCTTATCTGGAGAATGAAATGGGAGATCACAACCTAAACATTGGACAATTCCTGGATCGGAATCAGGAAGATTCTTATAGGGAGATTTAGTCGTTGGATCGCTCATTATCTTTTAACCTCTTTATAGCTCTTCCCGAGTGGGCCACGTTTTTCCATTATATCATCAAGTCGGAGAGTCATCCCCCAACGATCGTAGATTCTTTTGGATACGTGAATGAGCCTTCCCCCACTTATAACGAAGCCACCCTCATATCCGATATACATACCATTGGGGATAGGAACCTTATCACCCACTATGAATCGTTTTCCAGATGTCTTACCGAAGGCGGTTTTTATTCCTCTTCTCCCGTATTTATCGGGATTTCTTTTCACGGGATCAATCCTTCCTTCCTTCTCCCTCTTTGAATACTGCAGAAATCTTCCTAAACCCACCTCCCTTTGGGACTGTTATTTCGGCAGGTAATCTATCCGTTCTGTCTCCAGCCTCTACACTCTCAGTTGGGCGGCAGATTACCACTCTTTTCTCGGTGGTATGCCCATGTCCCTTTACAACAGTCTTGGGCTTCATACACATTATGATATCAACGAGAGGGATCAGGACCCGACGGCCGGTGTAGGGAAGGGTCATTTCAGTTTTGGAGGTCGTCCCAAAACGGGATCGGATTTCGACGGTCTTGGAGTGGGAAACGAAGATACAAGTCAGTTTGGAGTTATAAAGTCTGATGATCTCTTTCCACCATTCCTTGGAAAGAATATCCCACCCCTTACCCCATTCTTCGTCAGAGGGATGTTCAAACCCGAATTTCTTACAGCAGTAATCAGAACAATATTGGAAGGCGACATCTAGAGTATCCACGATGGCAGTTTCATATTTCCCAGAAGAGATTGCCATACTTATGGCAGCCCTAAATTGGGACCAGTTGGATATTTTGATGGCATGAACTGCCATGGCTTTGAGACCTTTAGTCTCAGTGGCCAAGAAGATGGCTTTCGGCCATTCGGAGGCGAGAGTAGATTTTCCAATCTTGGGTGGTCCGTAAAGAAGGACAGAATAATCCTCTAATCGGTTCTTGGGTTTGGTATGAACAATTTTCACCTCGTCATCATCGTCCATTAAAACTCTTCTCTTGGTTCCCATTAGCGCATTTCCTTTCTCTTGATAAACCCAGCCATCGTTTCCTTCGAAACCCCTTTTGTACAAAGGATCCAAAATGGGCACCTGTTGTAAGTAAAGCAGTATTCTGGATTTTGGGAGAAAGCTCCTGGACCTCGTTTGGGGAACATCTTCCAACAATGTTCAATTTCCTCTGTTTTGACAACGAATTCTAATTCGAATAGGTCACAGATTTCGGGTCCGAACTTGATGAATTTCCTGAGAAAGAATCCTCCTGGGTTTTCGGTGTATTGATTAGTAATTCTTTCTAGGAGTACTGTTAAGGATTCGTTTTGGCGTCCTCGGAGAGCAGACTTTCGGGCAACGAAATGTAGGACCCCCTTCGGTTTCTTATCCAGAAATCGGCAGGAAGCATAGAAGTACCCCCGATCTTGGGTATCCAAGAAGGGTCTTTCTATGTGAGTCTGATCAATACTCCGTGATGTTTTGTTCTCTATCACCCAGATAGATCTATTCTTTATGAGACGGATGAGAGTATCTATGAATCCGTGGAAAATTCTCCCTCCTGGCATCTTTAACCGGAATTCTCTTTCAAATTCTATAAACTCCCATTTGCGAAGATCCCTTTTAAGGTATGTTGCAGCAAATCCTTTCAACATTCCAATGGTAGCTGCTCGAATCTTTTCCAGCTCCTCGGCATCTCTAGAACTCATTGGACGTGTTCGAACCGCTAGGTCAAAGGCGTCCTTAATCGTTTCTATACCAGCCTCTTCAGATTCCTGTACATAAGTGGAGATTAGAGCATTCTGCCATGCTCTTCCTACAACGAACGCAATTGGTTCAAGGACAGGGGTTATTCTCATCCCGTACTGCCAGAAGTATAACCTATGACAGGAGGAGAAGGTTCTTAAAGCTGAGACTGAATAAGACTTTTTTGGTCTTCCCATCTCAAAGATCATTCCATTCCCCTTTCTCATTCCTTCATTCATTCATCCGGATACTATTATAATCTGGGGATTATACATGGAAAAACGTTATGTCTTGGATCAAAAATACATTATCATAGGTACCTATGTATCGAATAGGTAGAGATCACTGAGAGACTTCCAAATCCCTTTCCTCCCTCTCTTTTCTTACCACTCTGATAATGAAATGTTCCATGAATTCCTGATTGAATCGTTTCCAATGACCCATAAAAAGTGGGATAACGCCCATTCCCATAAGGGCTCTTATCGATCCGATGAGACTGGCCGGGTAAACCTTGGAATACTTGGATCCTGCGAGTAATTCGGGGAAATTCATTTCAAGGGCGAGGATGGGGAATTTAGCCCTTTTCACCATAGATGTCATTCTCTGGAAAAATCGATTTCGGTTCTGGCCCAGGGATATACAGAGATCACTCATTGATCCTTTTCGTTCTATGAGGATAAGATCCTCGTATCCCATAGCGGTATAATCCCCGATCGGCATTCTTCGTACAGTGGAAGGGTTCTTGAACTTCCAGGGTTTCTTCTCCCTATCATCAACGATGATGACGATGGGCTTGTCTTTTCTTACCTTCTTCATCTCGTATTCTCCGGAGTGTCTCTCTGAAAGACTTAGGATCCCATTTAACCTTAGTTGCCCAGTTAGTGGCACTCCAATCTATATCGACAGGGAGGGGTATCTGAAATTCCCTTGGTTCTTGGATTTCTTCTTGGAGGACGGGTACTAAATCCTCTATCAAGGAAGGATCTAATGGAACTTCGATAGGAATCTCATCATGGACTACCATTAAAACATGAGCTTGAAGATTATTCTCCTCTATGAATCGATGGGATCTGATTAGTGCTCTTTTCAGGATAGTCGCACAATCACCCTGAATAATCCAATTGGGTGCGGCTCTAACGTCTTCCTCTTTTCGGATGGTATGGAGTCTACCCCACATATCCATCACCCTTCCTGTATTACGAGCTTCCTTGATGGTATCAGCTCGGAAGTTCCTAATAGCGGGGTGTTCTCTGAAGAACATCCTTATATGAGAAGTGGCTTCCTCTATGGGTATCTCTGCTTCTCTCGCTAAACCCCTAGGTCGAGTCCCATAAATGATCTGGAAGTTTCCAACCTTAGCGGGATGCCTCCTTTTAACAGCCAGTTTCTCTCCATAGAAGAGGACGGCGGTTTCATAATGTGGATCTCTTCCTGATAGGAAGATATCAATGAAAGGGCGGTCATTGGCATATTCTGCCATACGACGGAGTTCAACTTGTTTGAAATCATAATACAGATTGATATACCCAGGACGGCAGATAAAGGCAGTCCTTACCACGGGACCTCGAGGTTGATTCTGAAGATTGGGATCAGAGGATGAGAATCTTCCTGTTTTTGCACCATATGGATTGAAAGATGGGTATATGAACCCACAGATAGAACTTTCGAGGAGATTTTCGAAATAGGTATTGGCTAGCTTTCCATTTGAACGGTATGTTACAATATCTTCTAGTTCGGGGTGGTCTACTGATAGATTCTTTATTACATCTCCCCCTGTTCGAGGCTGCCCCTTCTTAGTTCTCTCGGTTACTTTGACATGGAATCTTGGGAATACAATCTCCGCTATCTGTTTAGGAGATGAAAGAAGTACAGGATCCCATCGGCGGGCTATCTTCCGGTTTTCTCTCAAGAAATGTCTCTTCTGCTCTCGACAGTATCTCCTATCGATAGGAACCCCTCTCATCTTCATGGCGATGTTGGCAGGAATTGAATCTCTTTCCATTTCATATAGCTCTTGAAATTGTTCCCTGACTGGTTCCTTCATCAGGAAGAATAATTTGATGGTAAGAATGGAATGTAGACTTGCATATGGTTTCAAGATATTCCAAGGGATATCGGAATAATTTGGGGGTCTACCAAATTGGTCCAAGTATTCCCTTTTTTTCCATTTCAACCATCCCCTCAATTCATCGATGGGGGATAGATCGGCACCTAGATATCTTTCTCCAAGATTGTTCAGTTTGAGGGGGGGTTCTGCATTGAGAAGATGGGCCATTGCCTGTACATCTTCTATATGGGCTCTGAAAGAAATTCCATTGGAAATTAACATGGACATATCGAATGGAGCGTTGAAGAAGATGATTCTATTGGAGGGATTCCTAGTTATCCTATTAAGATGAGATCTAGAATCCGCGTTCCAACGAAGGGCGGT